CGGGGTCACTGAATGTACCGACATACTGCCAGCCCTTCGACTCAATAGCAGCCTTGCACATTCTTTCCTGTTCTTCGATGGAATAGCCCTCGTTCGCCTGTTCAGCCGTGGACACACGGGTATATACGCAAGCCTTTTTGATTTCAAACATGTTGTTCCCTCCTGTCATTTACTATTATACCTATTTACTGTTATTTGTCAATAGGTTTCTGTAAATTTTGAACTTTTTTTTCTTTGCGCGGAAATTTCGCCACTCACCCCGCCGCCTGTCGCCTCTGCCATTCCCCCCCCCATACCCATACCCATACCCATACCCATACCCGGAAAGGCCAACCCGATACCCGTAACAATGCAAGATTGATCTAAAGCCCCTAAAAATCATGTTATAAGACAAATTTATAATAATGGCTTGTGTTATTAGAATTACTAAAATTCAAGAAAAATAGTAATTTCCCTATTGATATTTACTATAAATTGAGTATAATAGTAACTGTAAACGACAGGAACACACTACACGACATTAGAAAGGGGTATCATAATGAATTATCGCGTTAATTACTCTAATCCTTTCCTGCGTGATTACAATGTACAGGAATTTGACAACCCGGAACAGGTAGCCGAATACATTACCGATCACATGAACGATGATGTTTATGATGATATGTTGGATGAATGTTATGGAGAAATCGACATTTGCGGTATCAACTATGCAGCGTCTTTAGCACTCTATAGAGTTGATGAAGTTGCGTATAATTGCGGCAAGAATGATTATTACGACAGCTTGCAACAGGATATAATCTATGATTTAGAGTGTATGGAGAATGAAGAAGAACAGGAATTTTATGATTTCACTGTTACCGCATTTGATGATGATGATGATGATGATGATGATGATGATGATGATGATGATGATGATGATGATGATGATGATGATGATGATGAAAGGGGTTGATCTAATGAAGTTTGAAGTTAGGCAACTTGACGCATGGGGTAACAATGATGAAGGGTTTGAAATCAATGAAAGTTGGCTTATGGGTACAATGACAACCCATGCTAAAGATGAAAGGCAAGCGTTTACCCGATATTTAGCTAAAGCGCATGGGATTATATTCAAGCGCAACAGAACGCGAATTGAGTTTGATGGAGATTGCTACACAATCATTGACAGAAAGACTAAAGAACCCTTGTTTATAGCAATTCCTCAATACTGAAAGACGTTGCAGCGTCTATAAATAGGGTATTAGGCTGCAAGCGTTGAAAGGGGTTGTAAAACCCCTTTCAGGTTACCAAATTTAGAAAGGAGTTGTTACAATGGGTAACAGGTTTGATGAAGTCAAGCGTTTCAAGAATGGCAATATCAATGTTAAATTCTTTGATGAAAACATTGAAGATTGCAAGGCAGGGAAATTATAGAAAGGGGCTGAAAGTATGAAAGAATGGGTTATTAGAAACGCTAACAAACCCTATTTCAGTATTGCTATCATTAAAGCCAACAACAATATTGAGGCCTTGAAAATCTTTCAAGAACGCAATTTGATTTGGTTAGGCAATGGGGTTATTAAGCCTTTCAGGGGTACACAAGCAATCTTTTTCGGGTACAATGGTATCATTGAGGCATGGGAACACACAAGCCTATTTTAAGCCCCTGCAAGGGGCTTTTACTTTAGATCAAAGAAAGGATTGAAAGCAATGACTAAAGTTTATATAACTCCAAATGGAATATTGTATGGCCTATATGACAATATGCTGAAACAACCCCATTTGTTAATAGCAGGGGCAACAGGTAGCGGTAAAAGTGTAGTTGTCAACGCTCTAATCTATACAGCATTATTACATTCTCCTGCTATCAATCAATTTATCTTAATTGATCCTAAAAAGGTAAATTTGAAGAAATTCAAAGATTTACCCCATACAATTACCCATGCAATTACTAAAGACCAAATTATTAAGGCTTTAGATAATGCTGTCGAATTGATGGATAATAGATTTTTGTACATGTATAAACGTGATTTAGAGGATTATACAGGTAGCAATATCTATATCTGTATTGATGAATTGATGGATATAATGACAACATACGGAAAACATGCTAAAGAATCAATACAATATTTAGCACAAGTTGGACGTGCTGCAAGAATTCATGTTATAGCATGTACTCAAACCCCTATTAGAGAAATTTTGCCAACCTCCATTAAATGCAATTTTGATGCAAGATTAGGATTGCGTACAAGATCAAAACAGGATAGCATAAATATTTTAGGGGTTGCAGGTTGCGAACAATTACCGCAATTTGGTCAAGGCTATTATATGAACCCGGAACAATTCACGCTTTACAACCTGCCTATGATAGATCAATCCGAATTGAAAAGGGTAATAGAGTATTGGAAAAGGCATAGTAAACTCAAATTAAGCATTTTCGCCCCTGCATAAAAGCAGGGGCTTTTATTTGCCCCTGAAACGGGTTTAGGCTTGTACCCTGTACAGATATAGGCTATACAGCTTAAAACCTGTTTTAGGGGCATTTGAAAGCGTTTTAGGGGCATTTAAGAGCGTTTCAGGGGCATACCTTGAAAGGGGCTTGTATAAACCTATTAAAGCAATAGGATAATAAGCAATTACCCTATTCCATAGTAGGAAAAAGGCATTAAATGTTAGATAATCCTAACATCGGGGTAAAAGTTAGGCCCCTGCCGGGGCTGGTTGCCGGGGCCGGGGCCATCGCCGGGTCAAGGGGCCGTGAAGTCCCTTTCTGCGCTTTCTGCGCCTTTCTGCGAATTTTCGCTTTCTGCAAGGTTGTAGGTGGATTCAAGGTACTTCTGCCGTAGGCTTTCTGCGTCTTTCTGTTCACCCAGCGGGGACTGGTTCGGAGTCAGCACGACTTCCTGCTGATCGCGGAGGCCGTCATAGTTCTTCTGCCAAAATATCCCGGTTACGGGGTTGATCTTGCCATCTTCCATCAAACCTTCACGATAAAGGGCGCATATTTTCTGCACTTTTTTAACGAACTCGGTTCGCCGAGGGTTCGTTGTTCGTCTTGTAGTCCAGTCGTATACGTCATCTTTATCAATCCCTATCGCGGCATATGCAGCTTGATTGCCTACCTTCATGTCATGCTCATGACACAGTTCAAGGTATCGGGCAAACCGTCGCTCCATTTCGTCCACGTCGTTACAGTCCAACGGTTCAGTCGGCAATATCTCCATCATGAACGCAATTCGCCGAGAGTTGTACCCGTCCGGGAGTTCCGGGTTCTGCATTGCCACTATCCCCTTCGGCTTTTCTGCGTCTACCCTTCTTGCCCTCGGCTTTCTGTCCTTCGTTCCTGTCGTTCTGCTCATGCTCCTTTGCCTCCTTCTGTTCTCTCTGCCAGCGTTCGACGTAGCTTTCTTTCAGCACTTCGTTACTCATTCTTCTGCACTCCTTTCTGTCCTTGGTACACATGGGACGCATGGTACGCCATTTCCTTATTCCTTTATATAGAATACCTTATCTACCCTTATTTCTACTCTCTTATTACCCCTCTTATATAAAGGTCAGAAAAAGGCGTACCACCCGTACCATTGCCCCAAACTCATTGTGTATCAACGGTTTTCAGTCTCGTCAAACTGTACCTTTGCCGTACCATTGACGTACCACCCGTACAATTTGTATACACGCATACAAGGTTTTTCTCGTCGAAAATGGTACATGTGGTACGGCAGTGGTACGCTAAACAAGCTGAATCATACCGTGATAGTCCCATTCCTTCTTGACGCTTAACCCCACATATCCGCGCACCCGCTTACCACCTGATACGGGTATATGAGTGCTTCGGGTTATGGAGTATTTCGTCTCGTTGTCGCTCAACCACTTCTGCAAGGTTGTGTCACTCTTGGCAGTGAAAGCGTTCTGCTTGCACCATGCCTTATAGACTTTCAGTATTTCCGTGGTTGGGGTCTTGCCCTCTCCGAACTCGAACACTGCGTCCATGAAGTCAGGGAAGTGGTTGCCGAGGACTTGCTTGCCCCGGAGATAGTCTTGACTGCGCACACTTTCGGACAATACCCAGTTCTGCGCCGCCAGTCGTTGCAAGCCGACTAAAGCCCACTGG